GTGCATTAGAGAACAGAGGTACGCCATCACCGCCAGCAAAATTAGTGTCGAAACCGTTGTTTAGAACGGCTGCGGCTTTAATCTGCTTGGTGTACGACATAGCACGGGCTAAAGCCTTGGTGTATCGGGCCGAGAGAGAATCATAGAGGTTGTCCTCAATGGCTTCTTCTGTCAGCGAGAATCCCAGTGCAATGGTCTCGTGGTTATATCGAGCTGTGAACGCTTCCTGTGCATTGTCATAAGCGATGGCTGAACCTTCGTTTTTGACTGGTGCAGCAGAGAACCCAGACAGCTTGGTTTCCTCTTCGAAAGAACGCTCAGACGATTCAGTTTCGTAAATCTCTTTGTGTTCTTCCCCGTATCGAGCGTACTCAAGACCAAACAAAGCATTTAGTCCTGGGAGAAGCTCTTTAAGTAGTTGTGCGCGTGAAATAGCCATGATTTAGCTCCTTAAGCAATGCCAAGCGGGTTGTTGTACATATGGCCGCCGGATGACACGCCATCACCATCCATCGAGGGAGCGTTGATCTTGACAATTACTTCCGGAAATATGATGTTTCCACCCGACTCATAAGAGCTGTCAGGAATGACATCAACAATACGGATGGGTTTTGTCTTGTCAGTTCCGGTCGTTGCATTAATAGCAACAGCGGAATTGCCAGTCACCGTCGATCCAGTGTTTTGCACCAGGTCAGCGTTTTCGCCAATTGCACTATATTGAACGCCAGTAACCACCGTCGTGCCAGAGACCACGGCAACCTTAAACAGGGTGTCAGGATCATCAGCAATGATGGCGTTCATAAACGTACCAGCTGGGGGCGTAATAGCGCCTGGATAAAACTGCTGGAAACGAAGCTGCTTGGTTGTAGGGTCGGTAAATGTACAGCCAAGGAAGACTCCAGCAAATCCCGTTGAAGGACCCGTGGTGGTTTCATCAGCTAATACAACAGTGCCGTCCGTTGTCAGTTTTACCAGATCGCCATAGAAGATTGCCGTTGCATAAGCACTGGCAATACGACGATAGCGAGTTGCTCCGGCAAAGACCTGACCGCCGATCAAATTGATCGGTTGCAAACCGTAAGGCTTGCTAACAGTAGGGTAAGCCATTTTGAACTCCTAAAAGATTAAGTGCCTTTACCAAAGCTCGTCGAAGATTTACGCTCTTTAAAAAGAGGCATCCTCGGGTCGCTTTGACGCATAAGGTTGTTGTCTACCGCCTCCGTCTGAGCTTGCGTTTGGCCCTGATAATGAGCTGACCGTTGTGCAACAAACTCTTCTGGTGCCTTGCAAAGCAACAATCCACCGATCTCAACGTTGTCTTTAAATCGACTTGTCGGATCAATCAGCAGTGAAAACTTGGGTTGCTCCTCAATACGAACAGGCTCCCAACCCTCTCGGATTTTGGCCGAAAGATTGCGGGGATCCGCTTGGTTCAACATTGAGACGCGAATCCATCGATAGGCATACCCAGCCTCTTTGTCTGGCTCGGGGAGTAACTCTGGTGGCGTCCACTGCTTCGGACGCTCAGCTGTAACTCGGGTTGCGACTTCTCGTGATACTCGATTTTGTTCAGCCATTTTGGGCCTCCAATTTGCGTTGTTCATGGGCATACTGCTCTGGTGTTAATCCCAACTTCTTCGCCAGTGCGACCTGGCTGGCCTTTAGCTTTATCCGTTTGGGGGACGTGCTTCGGACCGCTGGGGCTACCACCGTACTCGGTCTTGTACGAGTTTCAGTTCTCGCCTGTGAACCTTGCTCTTCCTCAAACTGCTCGGGGAATCGCCTGCGAATTGTTTTGTCCAAAATCGCGTAATACTCTTCTGAACCAACCTCTACTTCTCCAGATTTCTTAAGTTTTTCGTGTAAACCCAAGGCAGCTGCGGTCATTTCATCATCTTGACCATACCACGTGTTGCGTTCCATCCATCTCTGCAACTTTGGATTAGGAGGTGATTCTGATGCTTGTGGTTGATTTTGTACTACATAATTTTCTTGTTGTAAAGGGGGCATTTTAAAACTCTCTGCTTGACGCATACGTAAAGTAGCGTCATTGAGTTTTTCTTGGGCCGTTAAAATGCTTTCCGAATCGCCAGAATCGTATGCTTCTTTATATTGACGACGTGCTGCGTCTAATTGAAGATTGGCTGCGGTTTGTAACGTTTGTGCATATTCTTTCCCGCCGGCATCAAGTATTTGGCGCATTCTTTGCGTCTCTGCCATATATTGCTGAGCAACACGGACTGCTTCTTGTTGCTCCCGTAGCGCGGCTTCTTTCTCACGTCTTTCATCGTGATAGACCTTGCGCATCTGCTTGAGCTTTTGTTTGACCTCCTCGTCATAGACTTCAAGATCGTCCTTCTCCAACTCTTCTTTTAATGTAATTGGTAAGGGGTCGCGGCCTCGATCTTCAGGCGGTGTGTCATCCTCGATTTCAACTTCAAAGTCATCGTCACCTTCGGATTTATCCATCCTGACGCTTAGACCTGCTTCTTTCTCATCGGGGAACTTATATTCATCTTTTTCAAATTCAGGCATTTTGTCCTCCTGTTATGGTCGTTTGATACCGCGAGGTTCTTGCACAACAGCCTCAACTGAGTCGTCGTTTATTAACCGAAATTCGGTACCGTGAATAATGACCCTGGTTCCTGCGTTGGGGCGTACCAATATAAAGTCGCCTTGCTTACACCATGGGCCAGATGGGAATCGGGCCGAGTCTTTGTAGCAATCCGGGCCTAATTCAACAACAAACAAAACGGTTGTCAGCACAGTCTCGTAATGCATCGTTGAGTCGGCTTTCACAATACCGCTGTCGTACTCTTTCTCAATCTCTGGGATCGCACACAAAATACGATACCCTGAGGGTTTAGGCAACTGCTTTGCTTTCTCCTCGTTTGTTGCGTCTAATTTAATTGATCCAACCACTGCTGGCTTCTCGGGATTTGTACCGATTAACAGCTCACTCATCCGCTATCTCCAAATTTTGTTTGAGGTCTAATATGTACCCTCTTGCAATGAGCAGACCCCGAATCTCACCGCAAACTTTTTGGTAATCCTCAAAACTTTCACACCTACCGTCGGCTAAAAAGTTTTTAAGATCGCTGACTTTGTCGTCCGTTTGTTGGACGATGACACTAAGTGCATCCATTTATTGTCCTTTTGGTTTTTGCATGTCTCGCTGGTGAGCTTGACTTGAGAGCTGCTTGGCCAGCTCTGCACCAATGCGCATAATTTCTTTCTCTTTACCGTCTCGCATTTCGGCAGCTGCTTGTAATGCGCCCATTCGTTTTTCAGTTTCCATTTTTTCTCGTTGAATTTGGGTTTGAGCTTCAATTCGTGCTGCTTCAATTTGCTGTTGTTGCACTCTGAGTTGAGCATCGATTTGATCCTTCGCTGCTTTACGTTGTTGCTCGGCCTGCTTAATTTGAAGTTCAGCTTGTTGCATTTGCACAATCGGGTCTTCTGCGGCTTTTTGAGCTTGCGCTTGTGATATTTCTGCAGAATTTTGTTGAAACAACCGTTCGGCAGCCTGGGCCAACATCGGAGCCAACCGGGCTTCGACTTCGGGATTGATGTGGATGTCGTCACCACTTTCGTCTTTGTTGGCAGGAAGATTAAATCCTAGCTGCAATTCAATTTGTTTCCTGTACTCCATGCCCATGTGATCGTTGATATGATTCATCATGGCTGCCGCCATAGACTGGGCCATCGGGTTATTTTGCAGCAACTGTTGAATCTTTGGATCTTGCATGGCCATCATATGCACGGTGATATGTGCCTTGTGATCCTGGTACGCAAATGCCTTGACTGGCTTGCCTTTAAGAACATTTTGGTTTTCAGTAATTGGATCGGTTGGTTTTTGATCCTCATCCATCGGGACAAGCTTTTCTGCGTCCTTAATTCCAATGACATCCAACATCTGCCGATAAAGAAGCGGCATGTTAAATAGGTTGGGCGCCTGCTGAGCCAACTGAAAGACCGCCTGGTACTGAACGATCTTCTGGGCCATGGTTGAAGCATTGGGGTCTGAGACCGGGATAACAGCAATATCGTCGTAATCGGCCCGTTTTGCATAGCGATGCCCTTCAACTGGTTCATACGAATACTCGTCCGGCGTGTAGGCAGCGATAATCTCTTTAAGAAGGCGCAGCTCCTGCTTCATTGAATAGTGAATCCGAGCCTGGACCGCTGACATGGTTTTAAGTGTTCTCTCCAGGATGGCCAGTGTTGTTCCTACTGGCGCCTGGGCTGACATGTCGGAGATCTGAAGATCTGCCGTATTAGCAAACCGTCGGCCCTCTTCAACAATCGTGTTGAACAATTGATAAAGCGTCTGACTTGGCTCTTTATAAGGAAGCGGCATCAGGTTGTCTTTGATTGACCCTGAGGGAACATCCACGTCCCTAAACTCTCCAGGAGCAATTGGCGTGTCGTCACCTTTGACTCGCAATCCACGAGCTTTAAAGCCGCCTGGTAGGTTAGCAAGTGTTCCAGCATCCACCAGCTGACGAATTAATGAGGTTCCCGACTTGGCAAAAGCTCCAATTAAATGGATCAAACCAAAACAATAGAAACCAAAGCCTGGGACGTAACCGTAGTGCACAAAATGTTGTCGTTTGGCGTAGGTGTCATCGTCCGGGTTCCAGTTCCTGCGAATAGCAAGAATCTGAGCAGACCCTTTTTCCAAAGTCACAACATAAGGAAGGGCAATTCCCGTGTCCATGCCTTCTTTGTCTTGATGTTCAAACCCGGCCAGGTCTAAATTAACGTGCATCTCAAGTAATTTGTATCGGCTGTCGCTGGATGCCTTGAATCCCATCTTCTCGGCAATTTTTTTCTCGACCTCATCCAACGTATTGTTGGGCTCTCCCAGATCGACATCCATATAAAAGCCTGCGACCTGGAGTTTGCGCAGCTCGTTCTCGGTTTTGCGCATAACATGGGTTACACGCTCTGCTGACTCAAGGTCTGAGGCGCCATAAGGAACAACAATGTCTTCAGACGGCACAAAGATGGAGACTTGACGCTCTAAATTAGGATCAAAGTAGACCTTTTTAAAAGCGTTGCCGGAAAGTCCCAGCCCCCACAGCATTCTTTCGTGCTCCGGACGGTACTCCTGCATGACATCGGTCAATTGGTAGTTCATATCTAACTGAACACGCTTGGCTGACTCTTTTTTCTCGGTGGT